ACCAGTTCCAGTGTTCATATTAAACTGTCCGTAGTCCACACCACCGTTAGGCAGTAAATTCGGAGCTACATAATCCGGAGAATAATAAGACGAAGTGTCATAAAATAAGTTCTCATCCATACCTGTATTCCCTGTAGTTATTCCTGCTGCTTGTAACTCCGCTTGTGTTAATGGTCGATTTGGTACAACATCACCGCTATTGATAGCATTAAGCCATGCTTGATAAGTAGGGTCAACACCAAAATCTGAAGTGACTCCTGAAGTATTACTTGCTACTACATTGCTTGGCACTGTTGATGGGGTCAATAAACCAGACCCATAATCTACTGCTGTATTAACACCTTGTCCAATAGCTGCATTTGTTGCGCCAGACAATAATCCTTGTCCAATATCTCCACCTGTGACACCAGCACCAATTGCACCTGAAGCAGCGCCACCAGCAACTTGTCCTGCTGCAGTTGATACTGCACTACCTGTACCAATACCAGCATTCTGTGCTGCTAACATTGCTGTTTGTTGAGAACCAAGCTCAGTACCAAACTCTGCCATTGTTCCAATATAGTCACTAACTTCTACACCTGCAGCAGTTGCCGCAGCAGAAACGGCTGCTCTAAATGCTACATCTTCGATAGGTAATCCAGCATCAATTGCTTTAGCTGCAGTATAAGCAGGAATAGCATACAACGATGTTCCTCCAGTAGCAGGAGCTGCAGCAATCGCTGCCACTTTTACAATAGTACCTACAGGGTCTTGTAGTGCTGGCTGTAAGACATTCTGGTCAATAAATTCACCAGCATCGCCAAGCGCTCCTCCAACGACTTCTCCGACATCCGCAATGGCACCTCCAACGGCTTCTCCGACATCAGAGACCACATCAACAACTGCTTGAACGGCTCCGCCCATTTTAGTTTATCCTCACTGTTACTGTAAACATTTTACCTTTTTTCTTTTCTTCAATAGGTAAATTCATTTGTTGCAACATTTTTATTAATTTGTAATTTTCAGTTTCAATGAGAAGTTTTTTTACACCAGCTTTCTTGACTGCATCAATACCGACCTTCATTGCGCCTAACAGCATATTAGGAGTATCTAGTGTGTACATATGCACTTCTAATACGCCGGGTTCTTTACGGATACCGACAAACACAGTATTGTTGTGTCTAACAACTACTGCTTTTTCTTGTTTAATCAACAGGGCTAAACCTTTTAAGAATTTCTCTTCTTGTTTGGTAAAGCCACCACGCTCTAGGTCTTTACGGATAATCTCCGTAGCAGACATCTGTTTGTCGATAATCTGTGCCATGATTAGAATGTCCCGCCATCCACTGAAGCAGCAGTTAATGCGCCTGTAACATTTAATGTACCTGCAATGGTCTGATTACCTGTAACAGCTACTGTAACAGCCGTTAGCGTACCAGTAAAGGTTGGAGACGCTAAATCAGCCTTACTGTTCACTGCAGTTTGAATCGCTGCAAACTCAGTATTAATCTCTGAGCCACGAACTAGTTTAGATGGATTACCAGACGCTAGGGCATCTTTGGATGCGAAGTCTGTTGCTTTTGTGTAATTACTCATAATGTTTTCCCGCCTTTAACAAAGACATCTACCTTTTGGATAGACACTGCATTATCATCAATATCTGTTTCAAATCCGAACTGTAATACTTTACCTGTGCCACCAGCATTTAAGTTTAAGTTAAATATAATAATGCTACCAGAATAGTTACCAATATTATACTCTCCAAGCCCATACTCTGCAATCGTTGTTGGGTCTACAGTAATGGTAGAAGACTGATATGACTTCTTAAAATCAAAGTCCCACTTCAGGGTAATATCTTGGTTCTGTGCGCCCAAGACAAGCATTTCTACTTTCTTTAGGATTTTGGAGACAGTTGGTTGCTGGAAGTCAAAGTAGCTGGAATAGTAAACCATGCGGTAAGTGCTACCATTATCATTGTATCCGTTATACAGCCCAATATATCCCGCTTTCCCGATAAGAAATTGTCGGTTTGCAGTTGTGTAAAACGCTGTAGGTGTGATACTAGTCCAAGTTGTTGTTCTAGCAGACCCATCCTGTAATGCTCCTCTCATATCAAAACAATAAGCAATATCGTCCTCTGAGAACGACAACACATAGGCTGCCTCAATGCTGGAATACCCAGACTTAATTTTTTTTAAATCCGATGTGTTTGTCAGTGATTCTAATAGCTCATCTCGAACATTCTTAGAAATATCCCGCATCGGTAGGGACTTCTCTTGAATAGTTCTTGTAAAGCTACGAACTCCAGTAGCAGATAAGAAGACAACATCTGTTCCTGTGTTTTGAACCGAATCTCTAGCAATACAACCAATTCCGTTTACAATATCTTGTAATAAAAGTATTGACGGGTCTTGAGCATTGGCATAAACTACAATGTGGTTCTCACAGAATATCAGCAAGAAACCATTATGAGACGCTAAAGCTACGATAGGGTCGCCATCGCCAACAACTTCCGCAATATTTAAAGAACCAGAAGTTCCTGTTTGGAAGTTTAGTGGGTTTAGTAAGTCACTAAAATAGACTGTCTGTCTATCGCCAGCAATGTCTGCAGTCCAAATTCGTCCATATGCGGCTAGACAAGTATTTGGAGTGAATGTGCTACTTGTGTGTGCAATCGGTGTTACTGGTAATGTTGCTACATCAGCAAGTATTTTAAACACATACGAACTTGTTACGCTTGAATAACTAAAGTATAGTGCTTTGTGTCCAGCCTGAGTAAGAACTGCTCTAGCTCGAACACCGGTAGAATCTGGTAGCGATGCTACTTGCCAATGACTGTCGGTAATGGTGTAAGTTGCGTTAGCTGTGTCACCGCTATTACGCACTAACTTCTGTGCTAACGCAGAACCAGTAGACAAAAATAACTTGTTATTACCAGCAGCAAATAACTGATTGTCGCTTGCTGTAGGAGATAACATCTCCGCAATGGTTTTTACTACAGCAGTGCCTAAATCAGCATTGGTAGGAAGATAGGTTGTCCATCCTTTTCGAGCGCCGATACGACCAAACTTGTCAATAATGCAGTTGTTTGCCTCAAGAGCAAAGCCAGCCTCTAGCGAAGTAGGAGCATCCTGAAGATTTAGTCCTGCAAAGCCCGGTGCTGATATAGAAGATGTAACAATCTGTTTGCTCAACTTGGAACCCAATTAGTGTCTTCAACATAACGATTAGATTCTAGCGATATGTAATCAGCCATTAAGTTACGAGCTAAAGCATAGGCTTCAGAAGAAGCAAGACCGCCATCTTCGCCACGCTCAACTACTGCTCTAGCGTAAGCATTTAGAATAACAATATCAGCAGGTACTTTAATAATCGTATTATCAGATGTTAGTGTTGGCTGTGGCAATATAACATTGAATCGTAAGGTATATGCAGTATCAGGAATCGGAAAGACATCAACTAAAGTGTCTCCGTTAGCATCTTGACCATTAAAGTTATAATACTGTGGTGCGCCTTTTTGTGGACTCGTAGGTAAAAATTGTTGTGTCATGTAAGACACTGGTGCTAATCGTAAGAATGTATCAGAGGTGTCGTTAATGACATTTAAGACACGAAACCGCACACCAGAGCCAGTTAAGACATAACTAAATATATCAACAGTAGTGGTTGCTGTCAAAGTTTCTGACAGAGCATTCCAGCCATAAGCAGCTTCGACAGACGATTTAGCATCATTGACTAATTCGCCAATCATCTTGCTATAAGCTGTCTCATTAACAGTCGATACTTCGTTCTCTCGTAAGCGACGAAGAACGCTATTGACTGCTTGTAAATATGTTGTAGTTGCCATCTAGCAATCCCATTTCTTTAGTGCTAATGCTTTTCTTGTTGGTCTACCTTTTTCGTCCTTCATTGGACCTTTAACACCGCCCATCCTTGCACAAAAAGACTTACGCCTTTTAGCTGCTTTAGGGGACTTTGCAGCCGCTTTAGCCGAAACTGGAGGTTTGAGGTTAGCGCCTTCAGTTCGCTTGAAATAAGCCCTTCCTTTGGCGTTTAAACCACCTTCAGGATTCTGGTATTCCTTCTTAGGCATTACTTCTTCTTTTTAGCTGTTTTAGCAGCGTCTTTAAAGTCCTGTGCCGAAGGTGCGCCTTTGCTGCCTACCTTACGCATCTTCTCGCCTGAGCCAGCCTTGATACGACGACGCTTGGCTGCGATATTGGCATAGAGACCCGGCTTAGTAGCCACGCATAGCTCCCATCTTCTTCATAGGTTTAGCCTTTGGTGCAGTGCTTACTTTAGCACCAGTCTTCTTAGCGTATGTCTTTGCTTCTTTCTTACCCTTCATTGTGTAAGGAAACTTCTTGTCTTTGACCATTGGCATATTACTTACCTTTCTTCTTGGGTTTAGCTACTTTAGCGGTTGATAAAGCGATGGCTACAGCCTGCTTCTGAGGACGACCTTCTTTAACCAGTTTAGAGATATTCTTACTGATTGTCTTCTGTGATTTACCTTTAGCGAGTGGCATAATCATTATCCGTGTTGTGAAGTGGATTTATACTCTTGCTCAAAAGTAGCAATACAGCTTACTGCTGACCCAGCTTCAGACTTAACTCTAAGTTCATCACCTTCTTCAAAGAATATATACGAAGAACCATTTAAATGCAGATATGTCTTACTGGTGAGGTTATATTCTAATAAAATAACAATCTCTGTGTTTGCGCTCTTGTCATACCACCAAGTACTAAAATGCTTTGTAGAACCGCCTGTGTTGTGGGCGTACAGAGTATAAAACCGAGCAGTATGCTGGCGTGGTACAGTATACAGCGTTGTAAGAGTATTAGCGGTAAGATTACTACCAACTGATATTTCTCTCATTTTAATACTAATGTTAATAGTGTGATAATAATGAACCCAGCAGTGCCTATGAGAATCTGTTCTAGTCTCTTTAGTCTAGCGTGTATCTGTTCGTATCGAACCTTACAGACTTCTTCGTGGCTTAGGAGTTTTAAATCATATTCTGTCATGGCAGCGTAGCTATAAACGCACTAGCATCCGTCATCACATTCCCATCGGCATCTTGCAGTTCTGCACCAGCTAAGATTTCTTTTTTGAAGTTAGCGTAGTCTGTGTT